ATCTTTATAAAGATTCCAGCTTGGGTACCCTTCGGAATATCCTTTTCCAGGCCATTTTCCATATTTTAATTCAAAACTCATTTTATTCGTTGTTGATATTTAGTTTTTTCATTATCATAATCGAATCTACCACCGATTATTCCATAATGAATTAAAGTATCTTCTGTAAATACATAAAATTTTGATTGATTCTTTTCTGCCCAATCTTTTAATGCAGCAAATTTCGCTTCATTAATAAGATACTCTTTCATTAAATTGTTATATCTTCTAATTTCTTTTAATGGTGCATGGGCAGAAACTTGTTTTGGCTTCGTTAGTTTATCTTTGGGCTTTATTTCAATAAACCATTTCTCGGGTCTTTCCCCGCCTTTATCTATTAAAATCCAAAAGTCAGTATTGTAATTTTTAATGGTCCAGTTTCTAGGATTATTTGGATCTAATCCCAGTTTACGACATTCTTCTAGTTTTGAAACCCTGTCATAATAAGGAACTTTGATTGGTTCTGAAGACCATTTAATAATTGAAGGAGATGCGTCGCACCATTTTATAAATGAAAATTCCCAAGAGCTTCTATAGATAATTAAATTAGGGTCACCAATATATTTTTCAGGGTTTTTTAAATTTCTATAATATCCTTGTTTCGTTCTACTTGTACCTCCTTCCGATACAGTACCAGTCATATTTGGCTTATGCCAACGCTTATAATTTTCATTTGGCATTTTCTAATTCTTCATAATTTTTGTTCAATATCATAAGATACTTAAATCCGTGGTCGATTACAGCTTGTTTCTTTTCATTAATTTCATTATCTAATTCTAATGTATATGTACTTTTGCATTCAATAATTAAATTTTTTGATGTAATTAAAAAATCACTATGATAAACCTTTTGTTTTCCCTTAAACATATATTTTATCGATGGCCCTCGTTGTATATCAGGATATTTGTCATAATATTTATTTAAAAAATCAAATTCATAAGAACCTTGATACCAAATATTTGTATTCCTAAATTGTTTCTTTTGTCTGCGTTTTTTAAGGCTTTTTTCCATAAAATCAATATGTTGTGTGGCATGCTCAACACCATATAATTTAATCATTGTATTTTTTTGTTTTTTAAAAATATTTTTGTTTTGCATGATATTCTCAGTGCCATATCGTTTTTTACATGTGGTTATCCTTTTTTTTTATTTATTTCTTTTATTTTATCTTTTGTAAATAAATTAATGGTTGAAGAGTGTAATTGTTCTTGACATTTTTTCGAACATGTTTTTGCATAATTTCGAAATGAAAGTTTATTGAATGATGAAATAGCTCCTCCACATTCCTGACAAATACCATCTAAATCTTCTTTAACATATTTTTTATAATATTCTTCTTTATTATGTTTTAATCCGATATGTCTATTTAAATTTTCTAATTTATCTTTTGTAAATTGGATGAATTCTTAACTCGTTTTTAACATACATTATCGAAAAAAAATATTATATTTGCTTCGTTGCAATGCAAAGAATCTTTGCATATAGACACTGAAGGTCACCAAAACAAATATAATATTTTATTTAGATAATATAGTTAGGGGCTATTCGGTAGTTTGACCATCAAACTGTTCGTCACTTCCTTCTGCTTCTTCTTTAGTAGCAAAAACAACTCCATCTTGATGATTAGGAGGACTATAAATAGTATACATTTTTAATTCATCATCTCCTGTATTGATAATATTGTGTTCTGATCCTGCGGGAATGATAACGGAATCTCCGTCAGCTACTTCATATTCAGCTTGGTTGATAATACAAGTGCCAGTTCCAGCTTCAAATCTAAAGAATTGATCGATTGTATCATGAGTTTCCATTCCGATTTCTTCTCCTGGTTTTAAACTCATTAATACTAATTGAAGATTTTCACCGGTATAAAGAACTCTTCTAAAGTCTTCATTATTAAGAGTTTCTTCTTCTATATTAACATGATGTCCTTCTTTAGTTGAAGGTTCAGTTTTAGGTTTTTCTTCAGGGGTTTCTTCTCCATCACGAGCCATTCCATAAATATATTCTTCAACCTCACCATGCTCTAATCCTAGTTCATCAGCAAGTGCATGAATATCTTCATCTTCAAACTCTCCTTCGTAGTCTTTAATAAATTCTTCTATAGAGGCTTTTTGTTCAGGAGTGAATTCAGTTTCTTCAACTTCTTCTATTTCGTCAGGTTCACCGTCAACTTGTGGATCTTCAACGAACCATTCATCTAGGCTTTCATTTACTAATTTCATAGCTATAGTTTTATTTATATATTCTATAAGCTATAGATGTTATTATGCGAAACAGATACCTTTTTTGATTTTGGCATATTGCCATATAATTTTCGCCAACCTTTAGCAAAACCATTTTTAATTATCTGAGTGATATATGCGAATGCGTTTGCTGATTTTTCTGGGTCATATCCTCTCCAATATTGATAGCAATCCATTATGGCAAAAGAGATACAATCTTCTTTATCTTCTTCATATATGTATGTGAAATTAGTTGAAAATTTCTTAGCCATTAAAATAAACATATCTAAAGTTTCCTTTGTTAATTCATCTTTTTGCTTAGAAAGTATCAATGCCTCTCTTAAATCTTTATTCTTAACGTGGTGCGTTCCCATAAATTTTAACAATTTTTTAACATTAATAGTCGAATTTTTTTATTAAATTTGAAGTGGATTTTCAACGCGCTCGCACTTCAAATTCACAGTTACTATTATTTTATGACAAAAGGCACACCAAGTTTTGGTGCACCATCAGTAAAAGTACATCACATTAAGTGGTGGTTAAAATTTATTTTGAAAGTTTGTCGATAGTCTGCTCAAGCTCAGACATTTGTGTCTTTTGCTCTCTAATCTGATCTGCCTGTAACTTAAATGTGGAATCAATTTCAGGGATTTTTATTTCCAAAAAATTGGACAATTCTTTATATTGCCCCTTAACCTCAGTTAAATCTTTTTTTATTTGTGGTTTTGTTGAAAAAGCATCAACACCAATGTATACAAATATAGTTAATATTATTGCAACTATAATGTATGCTTGGGCAGATTTCCATTTTTTTGTTTCCATTCCTCACAACACTTATTTTATTATTGGTGGGTTGTCTAGTTTTTTGATCTGTATTTGTGGATCAATTGTTGGAGTTGTTATTGAACCATTATATGCTTTTGATATTTTTTCAAAAGATTCGTTTAGTAACATTATTTTCTCAATAATATCATCTGCATTTTTGTTACCAGATTTTAAAATCATATCAAATTTTCTGTTCGTTGTTTGATTAAGTTCTTCAACTAAAGCGTGTAGATTTTTAAGATATGTTAGAACTTCTTTATTATATGCATCTTGGTCTCTTCTAAAGTCTTCAAAATTATCTATTAATTCATAAGTGGCATTTATTCCTATTTTCATTTGTTCTATCTCTTTAACATGATTATCATCCATGCGTTTAGACACAACAAAGTACAGGGTTGCCAATAGAACAGCAAACACAAGAACATATTTTAAAACTAATGGGGTCTTTTCCCAGAAACGATTTAAGTTGAATTTTTCGAGAGGTATAGAAGCCATTTTTTAAAAAATTTTATGTATATATCCCTAAGGATTTATTTTAGTTTTGCTGTTTTAAACAGCTAATGTTCTTAATGTGGCTTTTGGAACTGTATCAACTTGTGGTTCTTCTGATTTTCCTCCTCTAATAATTCTTACAGGGTCAGCATCTCCTAATGCATTTGTATAATCAACAGCGTTTATTTTAACATTTGAAATAGCATCTCCAGTAGATTCATCTATTTCAACTCCTTCAATGTAATTATCTAGATTAGCAAAATCATTTACATCTTCGAGTATTCTTACCTGAGATTTAGGTATAATTGTAAGTGATCCTTCAACTAATACATTAATAGGTTTGTCATTTTCAGCATCTTTCCAATCACTATATTTGGTGTAGCAATTGCTTATTTTAACTGGAGTATTTCCTACATAGATACCGCATCTAACAAATTGTTCAAATAAAGCCTTTGTAGTTAGATTTTGAAGAGTTAATTTATCAAATTCATAAGGTGGTTTTTGTGTTTCAACTTTTGCATTTAATACCTTAACATCTTTTGGAGTTACACAACTTGTAGATCCTTGCACTTGAACAAGAACCTTATCACCCATTTGACCAATAATATATCCCTTTTGTTTATCTAAAAGGACTGTATCACCTATTTGAGCTTCGTTTAATTTCTTATTTAACTTTTTTTTTACTTCTTTGGATTCCTTAACTGGTTGTTGCTGTTGAGCAGCTTTAGCTCTTTTTTCGCGTTCGGCCTGCATGCGTTTTTCTTCTTCAGCCTTCATAGCTTTTTCAGCTGCACTTTCGGCATCTTCATGAACTTTTCTCTTAAGGAAAACTTTCTTCTTTTTACCTTCACCAGCTTCTTTGATGAATTTGTTTTTCTTTAAACCTTCGCCTTCAGCACTTTCAAGAGGTTCTTCCTTTTTCTTTTTCTTTTCTTTACCTTCTTCTTTTTCTTCTTCCTCTTCTTTGTCGTCTTCAGCTTTTAATTCATCTTTTTCTTCATCATCAAGATCTATTTCATCTTCTACTTTGATGTCATCTCCTTCTTCTTCTGTTTCTTCTTGTTCTTCTTCTTTTTCTTTTTCAGCTTCTTCAGCTTCTTCTTCAGTTTCTCCTGATCCTAAATCAATTTCATCTTCAGGAATAGTAGGCGTATCACCAATAAGTTCAGTTTGATCTTGATCAAATGTTACAGCGGATGCTGGTTGATCTGGAAGGTGTTCTGCCCCAACTTCTGTTCCGGTTTTTTCAGTTTCTTCATCACCTTTAGGTTTAGCACCATTTACTTCTTGTGGAATTGGAACAGTATATTTTTTTCCATCAACATTTATATCAATGGATATTTCTTCATTGATTCCTTCAGCTCTAAAATATTTTTCAATACGATTTAGATAATCTTTATATTCGTCTTTAACAGACTGAAGTTCTTCTTCAAGAGCTTCAACAACTTTTTGAGTTATGTCTCTCTTATAAGGATTTGATCTAAAATCATTTATCTTCTGAGTTAACTCAGCGATATAATTGTTATATTCTTCTTTAGTTTCTTTTATTTGTTCGTTAATCTTTTCTTCATCTGGAAGCAAACCACCATAAAGAGAAGTAACGTCGTATCTTAAATGTTCCATCATAATTCCTCTTGCTTGCATAGGATTCACATTACGATAGAATGTAGATTTTCCTAATTCAGGGTTATGAGTTGTAATGAACACATTGTCTCTTAATTTAAATACATCAGCAGAATGATTAACATCTTCTTTTAAGAAAACTCTCTTAACAAAATCAATTTCAGCAATTTCATTAAAGTTACTTCTTAAGAATTCTACTAATTGATAAAATCCTGTGTTTCCTGCCCATGAAGAAATTGATGCAGCATTCTGGAATTCTTCATTGGTCATAGGTTTGTCATTAACCATAACACCATTTTCAGTAATGAAGGCTTTATCTTTTCCAAGATAAACAGAAACACCTTCTCTTTCAACAACAATATTAGGCTGTGCTAATGCTTCGCAAAGAGTTTTAAATTCTTCATCAAGTTTCATAACGTCAACATTCGAAAGTCGATTAACAACATTTCCTTTCTTAACGTAATAAACTTTATTGACAGCAAAAACTGCTTCATTTTCTCCAATATAAAGAACTGGAGAATACACCTTCTGAATATCACACTGAGCGTTTGCATATTCTAACTGAAGATCAGTAGCATCCATTGTAATTATACTGGCGATGTCTCTTACAAATGGATCATAAGTGAACTTCATTAAAGTTTCAGACAATTGATGTCTGGTTTGCATGTTTTTGTTTGATAGATAATTATCAACTACATCAGCAATAAGAGGAACAAGATAATTGCTTCTTGATTCTTTCATGGTTTCAAGAATCTTAATGATGTCAACATCATTCTTGTAAAGTTCTACACGATCCTTAACAGCTTTAATTGCATTACCAACAGTTGGGAAATATCCAAATGGGCTTAAAGCAGTAATGAACTGTTCATATAAACGTGATTCATGAACTCCTTTATCAAGAGCATCTTTAAATTGTTCAAGAACAGCTTTTAATTCTTTACTTTCGTTTAAAGAATTTACAGCTTCGCGAACTCCAAGATTCTTAATCGTGAAAAGTCTCTTTTGAACATCTAACCATTCTTTGACACCCTCAACTTTATCATGTTTTGAGAGTCCTTCAAATAAGTTAGTTATAGCAACCCTTTCAATTTCGAATCTTGCCTCTGGAGTAACACCATTATAAATGGTGGAACTAATTGCTGCAATAGCACTTTCGCAAAGATTCTTTACCTCGTCTGAATTGGTTTTGCTCTTTAATTGATTAATTTTTTCTATCATCGCCAATTAATTTATTTGATATAATATAGGTGTATTTTTTCTATATATTTATGATTTTCGCCTCGTTTTAGACAATTTTAATGTTGTTAGAGATTCCAAATGTTTCCCCATCATTAGTATTAGTTATGTAAATATCAATATGTTTGAAATCTATAGGTTCTGGGAAAAACACAGATGCACTTGGGTCAACTGTAATTGATGTCAAGGTATGATATTGTATGTTACCCCATATAGCTCCATCAGGACTATATGAAATCTGATTATGCCTGTCTCTCATCTCTAATTGTAAATTGATAGAGGTATCACTATCAATAGAAGAGAAATAGCCTTCATCAATAATTTCAAATGATTGTGAAGATATTTGTCTAGTATTTAAATCTGGAATTATTTTAACTATTGGTATCTTTGTAACCTTAATATCATTTGTTTCTTCCCATATAATATTTGGTTCCTTATAATTTGTAAATGTATTAGGAATGTTCCATATATAATACTCATGATTTGGAACGGCTAGTTCAATATCATGAAAGTCATTTTCCCCATAATATGCCCATTGAAGATTAACTTTATTAATTATCTTTCCTCTGTCATTAAATACCCATTCAATCCACACAGGGGTTCCTTTAGGAATTATTGCTCCTTTGCGCGGGGTAACGATTTGGAATTGAGAGCCTAAATACATATTATCCGTTGGCGTAATTGTGTTTATATTATTCTTTTCCGGAACAGGATATAAATTATATGAAAACCCCTTTATTCTAGAAGTAGTTTTCATCTCTGTAGTTGGATCAAAAACTGGTTGATAAGTTTCAATTTCTAATTGGAAATTGACTTTTATTGGGTTGTTAGCTTCAAATGAATATTGAATATTTTTTTCAAGAGTTATATCTTCGGGAAATCCAACAGTGTTTCCAATTCTTAATCCTCTATAATAAACGTAATAAGTAACATTCTTGTAAAATACTTCGCGAATTGCTTGCTCAATTTTAAGAGCAGTTATTTGACGATCACACCACAATTCACAATCAATTCTAACACTCAATGGGATTGAATATAAATAAGATACATATGATTCTAATTGACCATCAACCTCTTTAACGTAACGTCCTTGAACATAACGAGAAGTTATTCGTTGAGCTACTATGCTTGACCCTGTATATGTTATAACTCCACGCGGAATCATATCAAAATTTCCATCTACTGGCCTTGGTGGCATACACTCAGCATAATGAGTATAGAAATCTTGATTAAATCGTTCATCCCCAGATTGATTATAAAACCATGGAACTTGAACGGTTTCAATATCATCATCAGCCCAGGCTTGTTCATACTTGATCTGATTATTTAAAATATCGAGCAACCCGGCAAGAACAGCGCGTATTAGAATATTCTCATTATTATATTTGTGGTATAAACTCATTTATACTAATAATTTATATATGGTAAAATATTGGTTCTCATTCAAATATTTTATTTTTTGTTGTATTGATAAATCATTAATCTTTTTCATTATAGCTCTGTTAGATAAAGCCCTGATACTATGAAGAGGATTTGAACCCAATAAAGCCTTTAAGCTCTTAGATTCTATAGCATTTTCTATTTCATTTTTAGATCTAGGCTTTAGAATATCATTTATTGCCTCATTTATAAATCTTGCTCTCATAATTAAATATCCCAAGCCATTCCTAATGTAGCTAGATTCCATTGTTCCATAGTAAGGCCTATTTTTTTAGCATATCTTTTTGTATAAAAATGTTTATAAAGAAAAGATCCAAGGGGCCATAACATCAAAATAAAATCCCCAAAGAATATGTATTTTATAGTGTCAAATAAGTCTATTCTTTCTGATGCTGTATGAATTATTCCCAAAATAATGCAGACAACAATTGCCAAAAAAATAACATAACGAATAAATTTTTGATAAATCGGATAAAACCATTTATAATACTTTGGTGGATTTTTCATGAACAAATCAATTGCTTCGATTTGTTCAGGGGTTAAATCCAATAATACATTTACATTATCAAACTTTGGCATATTCTTTTATCATTTTTTGAATGTTCTTTGCAAGGCTATGAAGAGATTTAGAATAAGTACTCTCTGCTATAGGTAATCTGTCACGCCCTTTATACATTTTTACATAATAGCTATACCCAGAGTGGCTCCTTTGTAAAAACAAATCATAAATTCTGTATTTAGCTTTATAAATTGGCTCTCCGTATTCTTCTCCAATGTTTTGAAAATCAATATCTATTGTTTTTCGTAAATATTCACAAATGATATTATAAAGAAACCCTTGTTTTGTTTTATCAAAAGCTCTTACCATATCATCAAAATAAATCTTATCTTCAGACATGAAGTTGCGAACCATTTGTTCTAGTTTATGAAATGGATTATCGGTCTTTTTTAACTTCTTTGCTTGTTCAGCAGAAAGACCAAAATCTTCATATTCTTCATTTACGGATTTTGCTCTCATTTAAATGATTTTATTTTATTTATTCATCAACAATGACAATCCTTCGTAAAAAATCAGCCGGAAATGATCGTCTATTATTATGAATCAAATCACTTAATGAGCCATCAAGAATATAAGTTACTGCCCAGTCATCTTCATTACGCACACTTCGTCCTGTTCCCTGAAGTATATTTACAATAGCTTTCCAACGATACCAACCAGGGTTTATAGACAATTTTGTTTTAACAAATCTATCACTTAGTGACAGATAGGGAACTTTGGCAAATATTTGGAAACGTGAAAATTCATCTTTTAAATCCAATCCTTCTAATATTGAAGGCCCCATTATTATTTTTCCCTTTGTTGCCTTCATCATATCAAGCATCTGTCGTTTCTCTTCTGTTCCCTCATAAACAAATACCCTCTTTCTATTTTCAGGAGTTAAATTATCTCTTATTTTCATTGTCAAATCATAAGAAGCGGAGTGAATAATACCGCTTTCTCCTGCGTGTTTTGATATTATTTCATTGATTTTTTTATAAAGCCATTCTTTATTATTATCAATTTCCTTATAAGTCATCCTTCTTTTTGGATAATAATAAATAGGGGATTTTTCAAATGGAAAAGTATTATCCATTTTAATGTACTTCGCTCCTTTGATGTTAACAGCCCTCATGTATTCCTTTGGATCTGCAAATGTTGCACTCATTAATACAGTAAATCCAGTAAATTGATGAAAGAACCTATTCATTAAATAACTCTCCTGTAGACAATTAAAAATTAATTCATCTGCAGATGGGTTTTTAATAAGATTTCGGGTTGTAGTATGACTAATAATGTAGTTGTAATCTTCAACCTTACAATGAACATCTTTAACCCAGTCAGAAAGAAATAAGGCTTCTCTCCATTCTACAGGGGGTTTTTTCTTTTGATATTCTGCTTCAACTCGATCTTTTAATTTCTCTATTGAAATCAAAAAAGTTTTAAGTGCTTTTTCGATAGAACACAAATGGCCATGTAGATTATCTTGGTCTTCGGTATTCCACATTTCTTCTATTGAGCTTTCAACAACATCTACATCTAAAGTATGGTCATTAACTTTATGATTTCTAAAAAAATCAGAAAGCTTCTTTAATTTTTCAACGGTTCCTTTTGTAAATCTTGGTGAATAATGATTTTGAACGATGTCAAGAATTTTATGTCCTTCATCACATATCGTAAAATCTCGAGGAGGAAACAATGGAGTTCTTGTTTCCTCATTATTGTGAGAATTTACAAAATTCTGCATGATCAACCAATAATTGTAATTTAAAACTGCTGTATCAGCGTTGACAGCCATATCTCTGGCAGAAAAATAAGGGCATTCATTATAACATAGCATTTTACGGGGATTTGTGTTTCTTATCTTACATGTCCCTAATGAATGTTTTTCATCATTATCAGTACACTTATAATGATCTACTCCTTTAACCAGACCCCATGGCAATTTAAACCTATTTATATCATTTTGATATTGGTCTTGAAGCGATATTTCAGAAGCAAGAATATAACCTTTCTTTTTTGTTATGTTTAAAATGTGAGATACTGCCATAGCAATAAGTGATTTTCCACTTCCGACCGGCGCATCAAGAATAACAACCTTATATTTCTTCTCTAAATATGTTTGAACTATTTGTTCTACTGCTTCCTTCTGTCCTTTGCGCCATTGGAACCCCATTGGCATATAAGTATCTTCAAAATCTTTTATATAAGTATCAATGACGGTATTTAATTCGTCCTTTGATTTTGGTTTTAAAATATCTGTCATTCCCATATTTGTTTGTATAAATAAAAAACACCCAAGTTTTTGGGTGTTTAATATTCTACATTGAATTTTTGGGCTATTTTTTCAAGAGCCCGGTTGACAGCATGATTATAATTATCCTTAGTTAAATTTCTACTCAAATGAAGAAATTCTGTCCAAAATTTATTAAATTCGGGGAATTTATAAGAAGCGTTGTAGTCTTGATTTTGTTGGGCTTTATCAATATCAGAAATAAGGGGTTCGTCAAATTTAAAGGCTGTGGCTAAATCATCTACAATATTAAATAAAGAATCCCTATCCATTAAAAAGAAATATTGATCTCCTCTTTTTAATCTTCTCATAAATCCTCTATTAAAATGTAATCCACCTTGCCATTCTTTGATATTATTAAAGGATTTTATGAAATCTTTTAAGGTTACTTGATCAATAAAATCATCAATTACTTGATCAAGATCTTTATTAATAGCTTCTTGAGATCTTGGTTTTAAAACATCTTCTAAAGATTCCGCAACAAACATTACTTAAAAGTTAATTTTCCTTTGGGCAAACCTAATCTTCCCATATCAATTTTTCGATTTTCTCTAAGATAATCATTATAAACTAACTTTATTGAATCATGAAGTTCTGTGTGTTCAATATTATTTAAAATATGAATAGCGACATCGAGAGTTCCAACACCAAATTCTTCTGCGATTGAGTCAACAATTTCTTTAGGATCCATTCTTTCAAAATCCCATAATCTATTATAAAATGCTACTTCAAGATCTTCTTCAGATTTGGGCTTTAAAACATCCTCAATATTTTCATTTACTAATTTCATAAAGATGGAAACAAAATAGTTATTTCGCTTGGAAGGAGTTCGTGTATCAAAGGGATTTTATATTTTTTAGAAGCGCTTGGTTTTAAATTAATATCTTCTATTGAAGGTTCATTATCCATATCAAATAAAACTGTTGCCATTCCAATTTCAGGAAATTCATCTCTGTGGTCTGAAAAATTATCCACTTCATCTTGTTCATCCGGGTTGATAGTTCCTGGATAACCATAAATAGGCAATTCGGACATTCCTAAATAATCTTCTAAATATTCTTCATATTCAGAATCGTCTGGGTCTTCATCTGCAAAATCAACATCATAATATCCTTCATCAATAAAAATATAATAATTTAAAGGATCTCTTTCCACAGCAGTTTTTATAGATTTTTTAACCTCTTTTTCAGATTTAGGTTTTAAAACATCTTCTAATTCTTCGTTAACTAGTTTCATTTTTTAAAAATTGTTTTAGCTTTAAATGATTCTTCAATAATATCGTCCATTTTAAATTTGCGATAAGTGTTTCCAACCTTCATTAGGAACGCACCATCTTTCATCCTAGCCATAGGAACTGCATCAACAATTCCCTTTTCTCCTTTTACTTTAAATGAAACAGTTCTTCTAGCATACTCAGGAACCTTTAATTCATTATTTAAAGTTGCTTCGAACTCATCTTGAATAATTAAATCATCTTCATCAGGATCTTCTGTCATTTCAACTTTATCAAATGGGGATTCAGTAACTTCTACTTCTTCACCATCTTCTTCGTCATAAATATCTTGATCCCGTTCAAGACTTTCTTTTACGAATCTTGCTTTCATTTTTTGGTTTTCTTTTAATTTATATGGTGTGGTTGCATACCTTCCAATAAGATCATCTATATCTTGACTGAAGCTTGTGGGTATTTCTTGCGAATGATAGAAATAGCTTTATGAGGGCCATGGATTTCGATCAAATCAAGAATTTCTTCTTCATCGATACCCTTATCTTTAAAGCGATTCTTAAAATCTTCTAAATATTTTCCCATACCGTTTTATTTATTTATTCTTCTAGAGTTTGTTGATTAAGGAATTGTTCTTGTTCATCTTGTTCGTTATCAACTTCTATATCTTCTACAACCATCGCAAATAATAAATCTGCAGCCTCATCAAATTTTTTCTTAACCTCTTTAATATTTGGAAAAAGAATCTTTTGTTCATCTAATTGTTTAAGAATTTGATGAAGGGGTTCCCTCAAATCATCATACACTCTTTCTATTATGTGATTATGAATTATATCACTAACATTTTTTGGTTTAAAAACATTTTCATTTATACGTTTAGCACGCATATTAAAATCCTTATTTTTTTATATATTATCAGATAAATAAAATAAAAGATTACATGAGAGCTAAGTTTACTAATGAATCTGTAGAAAGTATTTTAAAACCTGTTTCTGGTGATGAGATTAGAAACAAGTTCAAGGAATGTATTCTTAAAATATATCCCGATTTCAATGAAAGAGCACAAAAATTATTAGATGTTTTAATGATCAATAATTTTTATGCCCCAATAATGAAGGATTTAAATGTTAATTTAGAAGGGGGGTATGAAGGAGAAGGAGAAGATGATTATCAACCACAAGTTTCTACTACAGATAAAAAAGAACACCAATTGTTTGAAGTAATTAATGCTTTTAGCGAATTAATGGGCAAATTAGAATTATGGAATAAAAGCGTTAAAGATGCTCAAGAAACCATAGAAGGATATATTGAAGGAATGAAAGCCCTTTCGTCATATAAAAGTTGGAATCCCGGAACAAGCTATTACAAAGGATGGTTTTAATCTGTTGCCAATGTTTCAACAATTAGATCACTAAATCCATCTCTTTTTTCAATTGAAACTTTATAATCAAAAAACTCTATGGGCAGTGGAGCGTGATTAATGATGAAAATATTCATTAGGAGCTCCTTGGAGGTCTTCTGGAGTAATCCAATTATATCGTAAATGCCATCACCATCAATTGAAGAGAGTACCTCATCAAGCATGAAAATATTTAAAGAAGGGTATTTGCGTTTTAGCATTCTAATAATTGAAATCAAAACTGCTAAGTCAACTCTTTTCTTTTCTCCTGTTGATAAAGTTTCCACATTTATTTCAATTCCTAAATGTTCAATACAAGGGGCAAAATCATTATTGAATCTTAGTCTATATGGAAAGTGTAATTCATGAAGAGTATACTCGATTTCTTTATTCAATGTTGGAAGATAACTTTCAAGAACTTTCTTTTTAACCCCATCATCTGAATATAATTGTTCAAGTACTGAACGATATTTGAAGTCATCATCCAAAGTTACTTTTTCAGTTTCCTTAGTTTGAACTTCAATCGTATTCTTAGAAATGATATTCTGAATTGAAGAGAATTCCTTAGGTTTATCTTTCTTTAGACGATCTAATTCAGCTTGAAGAGATTGAAAAGCTGTTTTAACTTGAATGATGAAAGTATTAATTCTCTTTAAACCTTCTTGAACTTTTGATAATGATGTAGTATATTGATCTTCTGTCTTCACTAATAATTCTAATTCTTCATTCTTAGCAGTAAATTTTGAATGAAGCTCTTCTTTTAATAATTCAAATCTTTGTTCAGAAAATGGTGTCGCACATGTAGGACACATGTCTTGCTCATAAAGATCTAATTGTTTCCTTAAATTTTTAATATCGTTCTTTAAATTAGATTTTTGATTTTTGAAAATATCATATGCCTTTTTTATGTCTGTTTCTTTCTTTGTGTACTCCTCTAATTTTTTATAAGCATCTTCTAATTTAGGTTTGAATTCGTTCATTTTTTGAACGACTTGTTTTATTTGATCAGAGTTGTCCTGATTTATTTTAGCTTTTAGTTCTTCAAGTTCTTTTGATGCGGTTTTGATAGTATTCTTTAGTGATTGTATTTCTCGGTCAAAAAGAGTTATATCGGTTTTTATTTTTCGAAGATCCTCTTTAACAAGCTTATTCATTTGGTTAATAACCTCCATTGCGAAAAGCTTATCTATAATGATTCTTTTATCATTGGGGGTCATCGAAATAAATGATTTAAAATCATTAACCGATAATGAAATAATGTTAGAGAAGATGTGGTATGGCAAGCCGGTGACTTCCATATCAATATAGTCTTGATAATTTTTAGAAATCGCCTTTCCAATATCCTCAGGTCCATCACCAGTATCTTTGTATACAATTAAATCTTGAGGAGATAGCCATCTTTCAATATTTACTGTAGTAGTAGGATTAACTTGAATCTCCCCACGAATCCATCCATGCTTATTAAGTCGATTAGCTATATCATCTTTCTTAAATTTGTCTAATCGACCGTAATAAAGAATTTTTGGTAAGTTAACAACAAATGATTTACCATTACCGTTTTTACCTGTAACCATCCATAAACCACCATTATCAGAAAACTCTAATTCTTGTAGTTTATTTCCATAAGGACCTATATTTCTCCACTCAATTTTCTTTAACTTCATACTCTTTTAAGCTTCTTAGCTTCATATTTTTCTAAACTTTCTTTGACGGGCTCCATTTTTTCTACCACATCAGAATGTTCATATTCTTTTGCTAATTTAACACGAATATTTCCATGATTATGGTGTTCAAACTCAGAATATAACCTATTAATGCATCCTGCCATTTCTTGCATCCAAGATTCCATCAAGTCGACTTTTTTTTGTAAGTCTTTATGTTCTCTGGTAATTTCAAAACTTATTTTCATTCTTCTTCATATTCTAAATATCTCTTAGTATGATCAACTATTCTTACAAATTCATTCTCTTCGCGATAAAATAATTGAGATTTATATTGAGATTTGAGCTCAATACAACAAATCCAAACTTTTGCGCCAACAACAATATCGTCTTCAGTCATCTTCCTTTGAGGCTTAATTGATATATAATATGATATTATTTATATTGAAAAAACCTTAAAAGTTTTATGAATAAACATTATTATGTATACCTGATCACTAATAAAATAAACGGAAAACAATATATTGGTGATCATTCAACATCGAACGAAGATGATAACTATTTGGGAAGTGGCATTTATCTTAAAAAAGCATTAAAAAAATATGGTAAAAATAATTTTAAAAAAGAAGTTTTACAATATTTTGATTCCAAAAAAGATGCTTTTGATGCGCAAGAAAAATATATTAATCAATTTAATACATTGATTCCAAATGGATATAATATAAGTCCGAAGGGAGGACATGGAGTCTCAGGGTGTTTTTCAGAAGAAACTATCAAAAAGTTTAAAAATTTAAAACATACTGAAAAGACTAAACAAATTATAAGAAAAGCCCATCTAGGTAAATCCCAATCGGAAGAACATATTAAAAAAAGAACTAAAGCAGCAAGAGAAAATAGAACCTATGTAAAAGGAGAATTAAATCCACTATATGGAAGGAAGAGACCAAAAGATGTAGTTGAAAAAATTAATAAGAAGAATAGAGGCAAAAAACATACCCCACTTCAAAATTCAGAAAAAAGTAAACGACAATTGGGTTCCAAACGTTCAGATACGGCCAAAGAAAATCTTAGCAAGGGTCAACAAAAAAGACAAAAAATTAAAAAACTATGTCCATACTGTAATAGAGAAGTTGGGTTTTTAAATTATGGTCGATGGCATGGAAAAAATTGTAAAAATTATATTTCCTCTTCGTCAGCTATATCTTCATTTATAACTGTAGATTCTGTTGATGCTTTAGTATAATAATCCTTATTTAAGGATTTTAATTTTAAAGCTATATCTTTTTGAAGAGATAAATCTTCTATACTGTTTTCAAGAAGAGTTAAGATGTCTTTAATATCTTCTCCATCAATAATACCTACGAAATTGTCATCAGTTTTGACTTTTTCTCCGGTGGTTTCAATCTTTTTATATGGACATCCTTTAAGGAGGTCTATGAATTTTGTTAAATTAAATAAGTGAACATATTTATCTGGAACAATAATGTCTGTATAGTTGTTGGCTAAAACTTGACTTGCATACTCTAACGTCCATTCCATTAAATCTTCTAATCTAATTCTTTGGAATACCGATGATAGATTATTTTCAAAGAATTCAACCTTGTCATTATCAGGATCAAAGATATAAACGGCCTTTTTGTTCCCTATATCTCCCCGTTTAGTATGATAGGGTGAACCTATATACATCATGTGGTCAATTTCTTGTCTCTTATGTATATGACCTGAGAAGATTTTTTTATATCCTTTAATGTCCCGTAAATTGACTCCTCTTACAATGCTATGACCATTATCATATTTAAATCCTGCCATATCAGTATGAGCCAAAATATACTCAGCTTTGCCTGCATTTCTACGGGCATATTGTTCTTCTTCAGTAGATTCTCCAATCCATGGCAGAACTAAAATATTGGATTTATTATTGGTTATTATACAAGGCTTTTCAAAAATAGTAACGTTTGGAATGAATCTAAATGCAACCAATGAATTTACATCTGTTTCTTTCTTTTTATAAATGTCGTGATTTCCTGTCATCAAATAAACAGGCAAAATTCTTGAAATTCTATAAATAATATCTACAGCTTTGTTTACAACATTTACATCAAGGAGTTGTCTATTATCGAACCAATCTCCAAGCATAAAGAATACATCTCCTTTTTTGACATTTTTTTCAAGAAAAGGAAAATAGAACTGATCGAAAAATAACAACTGATTATTTAACCACTCAAGAGAGTTAGCTCGCACTCCAAAGTGCAAGTCGGATAGTAAAAAGATTCGATTGAATTTAATATTTTGAACTGGAACGTCATAATTCTTTTCCTCTTCCATCACGAAAAACCTGTTTATAAATTATAAACTAAAAAAGCTTTTTGGTTTTGATTTTCCTATTTAGATTAAACTTTTCGTTTAATTCACGTAAAAGCCCTTCTTTATCCAATACTCCTACTTCGGAATATAGTTGGTCATAATTGATTTGAAAAAATTCTGCAAAACCAATGAATATCTGTGTTGACGAGAATGTTTTTTCTTTTAACAATCTTTCCTTGAAATAATAATACATTTTAACCAAATCGTTTTTATCAACTCGTTTTGGATTTTTGTATTTTTCGTAGAATGGAGATTGCTTAAACAATTCATAAATTTTTTCATCAAGAACTTTATTAGTTCGTTCCTCTACTATATTATCAGAAATCGTATCACTATAAAGATCCGATACCCGATCATCAACCTTCATGGGTTGGGTAAAACTTTCGTACTCAATATCTCCTGAATTATAGGAATTATTGATTATTTTATCGTCTTTCATATTAAATTCTTCTTCGTCAAATTCAAAATATTTCATTTACAGTTTTTGCTATTTATTTTCCATCCTCGGTAAATAATGCACGTCCTGTTATTGATGGTTGTGAAGGCTGATCTATTGTTCTACTTATTGTTGCGGCTATTTGTCCTTGTGATGCATGTGATGATTGAGAACCTGCAATTTTCTTTTCTCTCCACCCTCCAACACTCGCCGCTATTATATCCATATCTTCTATTTGTGCAGTCATGTCTTCATCAATCCTCGCAAATTTTCTATTAAATTCAAATCTCTTTCTTGTATTTTCTAAACCAGATACTCGGTCTGCAAGATATTTTAAATAGAATTCTCCTCTTGCTTTCATTTCAGGATTAACAACAATACCAAATAATCCATCAACAGTATGTAATAAAGCTCCTGATTCGGATACGTTTGAAATTGTTAAATCTGTTGTGTCCCATCCTGTTCTGTTTGTTTGTGTTGGAGAAATAATAGCCCATTGTTCTTCTTGAGCTACTGCACGAAGGTCTTCACTAATCTGCTTAATCTTCATGTAAAGATTTTCAGTATTAGGATTTCTCCAGTTCTTCATAATGTTTATGTAGTCCACAAACACATTTTCAAATTTATATCCTAACATGTCTTGTGCTTTTACAAGGTATGATCTTAGATCATTTGCTGACATTGTTGATGATGGAAATTCTTTAACGTGTAACTTTCCTAATGGCCTTAATGCGTCTTGTTTTAAATCAGATAACTTTTTCTTTAATAAATCTTGATCCTTTGCCAACTCTTCATAATCATCTAATGCAACATTTAACATGTTAGAACCGATACGCATATTAACAATTTCTTGTTGTAGCTCTAATGTAATGTACGCAGTGTTGTAACCGTTGTAAACTGAATGTGCTGCTAAGTTACACATCCACATAGATTTACCTGCTTTTGGACCTGAAAGAAAAACAATCAATGATCCTTTCCACCATCCGCCCTTCAAACATTTATCAATGTATGGATAACCAGTGGGGGTTCTTGCCAATCTCTTTTGAGAGTGCGCTGTTGCATCAAAGAAATCAGCTCCTAAATTAAATGAGAAATCAATGGCTGTTTCAGTTGTCATCATATGACGAACATTTTCTACAACCTCGGATGCGTTTTCAGCTGTTGGCTTATTGGTTTTCATAAACGCAATAGCCCTTCTCATAACATTATCCAAATTCCTTACTTGGATCCATGGACCAATATTATCTTGTAACCACTCCTGATCGTATTGCTTTAATTGCTCTAATGTATTATATAGAGCGTCGATTACATCTTGCGAATACTTTTCACTAAAACCTTTTATTCTAACTAATTCAGACATTTGCTCCTTTGTTGGAGCAGCATTATAATTTATAGCATGTTCTTTAGCTATAGAAAATAAATCCTTTAATGTCTGTGTAGAAAAGAACTCTGGTTTTGTGGTATTTAAGAACGTCGGATTTGCAAGAATGTAATGATAAAATATAGTTTCTTGATATGCATTGATACTCATAAAATAAAAGATATATAAAATAAAACTTATGTCTATTATATGTAAAGAATGCGGCCAAGTTCTAAACTCGTTTAAAAGTTTAACAACTCATATACAGTTTCGCCACGATAAGAAAGAGTATTATGATAAGTATATGAAACAAGAAGAAGAAGGTTTTTGCAAAACATGTGGTGAACCTACAGAATTTTATACTTTAGGATACGGATATTTTAAATTTTGCTGTAAAAAATGTCAAAAAATTGATATGTCAAAAGTTGGTTCTAACCTTAATTGGAAAGAAATTTCAAGAAAAAAAGAAGAAACAAATTTTAAACTATACGGGGTTAAACATAACATGCAAAGAAAAGAAATAATGGATCAAGTTAAAGAAACTAATTTAAAAAAATATGGAAGTGAAAATGTTTTGCAAAATAAAAATATTCAAAAACGTGCAAAGAAAAGTAGACAAAAAACGTGTTTAAGCCAATATGGTGTAAAAAATTATTTTCAAGTTCCTGAAGTTCAGGAAAAAATGAAACAAACATTTTTAAAAAATTATGGATTTGAATACGCTAGCCAATCAGAAATAATAAAAAAGAAAATAAGAAAAACGAATTTAGATAGATACGGGGTAGAATATGTTACGCAAGACCCCTCTATATTTCTTTTAGTAGAAAAAAAATCTTTTCATGCTCATCTACATCCATGCGGTTTATATTATAGAGGGTCGTATGAAAAAGATTTTTTAGATAAATTTGCTGATAAAATAGAAATACAGAAAGGATTGTCTTTTAAGTATGAAGATAACGGCAAAATTAGAGTTTATCATTCTGATTATTATATTCCTTCAAAGAATTTAATAGTAGAAATAAAAAATTCGTATTTAGCAAAACGATATGCTGATAACATAGAACAGAAAAAAATAGCTGCTTTAAATAGTGGTTATGATTGGATTATGATAATTGATAAAAATTATTCTGTTTTTTGTATAGGATTTGTATACGCATAAATAAGCAATTGTTTTTCTTGTTCTTCCATTAATTCTAAATAATCATCTATTGATATAGATTCGCCGCTTTCGTCTTTTATTTCTAAATTTGAATTTTGTGCTATTCTATGTAGTAATTTTTCTATGGCGCTAATCTTAGATGCCATATCTAAAATCATCATCCATTGTTGTTGAGGTGTAAAACTAACTAAATTTAACAAATTCACAAATAGTTTTAATTTGTTTGAAAAGTTTTGAGTTTTGTTTCTATTAAATCTACTATCTTAGCTATATTTTCTCGTTCTGCTGGAATTTTAGCAATTTCTCCACAACAAGTATTTACAATTTTCATTATTTCTTTATCTATAGCAACAGCTTGAGATTCTGTTTGCAATCGTCCGTTAGGATTATACCCTTTTTTTCTTTCTAAGAAAATATTCAAATTATTAAACGAATTAAAATGTTTTAAAAGTAAATCGCTAAATTCTTTAGGCTCTTTGTTTCCATAATGCATTCCTAATAAAAGAGGAGAGTCCGTTAAAATAACGTCTACCTTTCCATTTAATCTGCGAAGGCGATGATATTGTTTTCCACTTACATAAAATTGATTATCTAATATATGAGCAGATCCTTCCCATACTTTGTCTTTTGCAAATTCAGTTGACATTTCACAATCAACTCCTTTCCATTTTAATTCTGCAAAACAATGAGCCATTACTGTTGATTTACCAGTTCCTGGGCCCGCAAAAAAATTTACTACTAACGTGTTTTTATTCATTTTTTAAATTTATATCGTCTATTAAAAAAATCATCTCTATTAAAAACTAAAGGGTAATTATCATCAGGAGTTAAATCAAATGAATGTATGTCTTTAACATGAACATTTCCTTCTCGATCAATTACTCCTGTCATTCTTGGAATTATAGAAAATTTAGTTCCTCCTTTAAGGAGAGATTTTAAAATTTTTCCATTTGTAGTTTCTAATATATTAATTGTTCCTATTAATTTATTATCTTTTTTTTCTATATTTGTAATACTATGAGAAACATTAGAAAGTAGTATTAGAGGTTCTCTTTTTCTGCCGTGATCAAATTCTCCTATCATATTATGTTCTCTAGCTCTATTTTGTAAATCTTCAATAAGCCAATCATCTATATTATAGATTCTTCCATTTTTGTCTGATTTAAATTCCAAAAGAGTGCCTGTTATTGTCATACTAATCATCTAAATCATCTAAATTATTTAGAACAATGTTAATACCCATTATTTCTAAAGATTCTGCAGTTAAATCGTGCAATGTTTTAATTTTATCAATATCAGAATGTATCATATTCCAAGTTTCAGGAGTATTTTTTAGATTTAAATAATTTAAAAGTTGTTCGTAAATTTCATCTTCTATTTGACTTCGAATGGCTTTTAAATATTGTTCTATTTCCCATTTAGATATGATTCCGTCATTTACCATGGATGATTCAATAAGGTGTACATAGTATACTTATTGTGGGAAATATATCCCTTATCTACAAGGGCGTTTAGATCCTCTTCAACAGAGGATCCAATGCGGCATCTTGTCTTCATGGCGACATCCCATTTTTTAAATTCAGATCTTCCTTCGTCTTCTAAGAACGTTACGATTTCAAAAAGAAGATCCTCATAAGTGGGGTTGTCTACAATGCCAAGAAGATTTTTTATTTTGATTTGCTTTTTATTGATCTTCTTCATCAAAGGTTGGGATTTCTCCTTCAGATCCAATAGATACCTCTTCTTCTAATTCGGCTAAATCTTCTAATGAATCTATGGAAGGAAGCATGAAAATAGGTTTGATTACTTTTTCATCTAATTCATGAAGAACTTCTTGAGTAAATACTTTATCAGTAAATAAGTCTGTTAAAGGGGTTTCTCCTTTTAGATGTTTACAAACAAGAGTTCTTGCAGTGTCTTTTGGTTGAGCATACATTTTCTCTCCATCAGGACCTTCAAATTCTCTACAAGATTTCTTTTCAGCATCAGTCAATTTTTCATATAGCTTTTCAGTTAATGCTTTTCCCCTCATTATACCACATGAATCCCATGATGTAAACTTTTCAAGACCTACATATGGATTAGGCTTCTTATAGAAAGGAATATGGATTTCGATCCGGATTGGTCTTGCAAATCTCTGTTTAATTGGGGTGACCACTATTGTTACACCTACTCTTACTGCTTCAATATTTTTGTCCTTTGCATTCTGTTCGGCTTCTTTGTCATCTAATTTTTTCTTAGTAAGCATGAACATTATTGAAACATTATACTTTAATCCACCACCACCTGAAACTTCTTTTCCGGGAACATATGAACCGATTTTTTCATAAACATGTGCGTTAACAATAAATGGAATTCCATATTTAGCAAATTTCATTCCGTTTACTCTAAACAGCTTACGAACTTGTTGCTGTTTAGTCATATCTCTTTTATCACTTGCATCTACAGAGTCTTGCAATTCTTTCGCTGAGGAAAGGTTTCCTAAGGAGTCCAAACCTATAGCAATTTTAGGGGGTTCTTGTCCTGCCTTAATAGCATCTTCTATAGATTCAATAATTTTTGATGAGATATGATTTACTTCTTCGATTGTGTTTACAGGTTGTAAACGAAAACGACTGGTGTCGACACCTAAGCGGGATACAAAATCTCTATCAATAGAACCTTCTGAGTCAAAATAAATTATATCATAAGGTTTTTGCATGTTTTGAGCATTTCTAAAAATACTCAAGGCTAAATAAGTTTTGCCTGTTCCTTCTTCCCCTGCTAATCCAAGAGAACGTCGATTAGGCATTCCGCCAAATAAAGATCCACTTAAAGCAGCATTCAAAATATACCAACCAGTAGGAATCCATTCATCAATTTTACCTATTGGGTTTACATCAATTATTTCGCCATCTGGGGCTATTTTATTCAAAAGATCATTTAACTTTGAAAATGATGTTGACTCTTCTTTTTTCTTTGCCATCTATTCTCTAATTTTATTAATATTATGATGTTTGTCATCACAAGTTTTGGATCTTGCTTTACAAAATTTAATACAGATTATTAATAAAACTAGAGTTACTGTCACAGATGAAATATGTTCAAGAAGAGAGTGATTAAATTGTGCATCTCCAAATAATTGTGCAAAGGTATGAATAAACAATAATGCTAAATGATATAAAAATCCTGTCAAAAAGATTATTAGAATAAATTGAAAAATATAGCAAAATGTTCTTTTCATAATACTCGATCTATCTTTTGATGTAGTTCTTCAAACTTATCAGCAAATTTAGTTTGAAAATAGTCGGGCAAATCATAAAAGGCCCCAAGCAATCTGTCATGTGTCAGATTGTAATCTCCCATCCAAACATCACGTGGCATTACTCTTTTGAGTTTCTTTAACTCGTCGATATGATATTCTATAGAATCAAATTCATTAGTAGCTCTAGATAGTACTTGTGCAGTAATATCTGCGATTTCTTCTTGTGGTTTTGGTTTTAAAACATCAGTTAATGATTCTGCTACTAATTTCATTAAATCAGATTATTTTAAAAAGAATCGATCCAGACATCATTATTGTCTGCCCAATCATAAAGCATTTCCATTACATGATCTACTTCATCTGGGGATGGGCTTTCATCTAGCATTTGAAACTCATCAATGATATTCTGAAAATTTGATTGCTCATCTTCTCCCGCATAAATTCCAATATCATTGACTTTTTCTTCTAATAAAGAAATTATTCCTTGTTTGAAGGCTTCTGTATCATCATCTTCTTCAAATGCTTTAATTAATGGAGAAATATCGATTCTAAATTTCCATTTACCACCATCTTTACGAAATCCTCTTCTTTCAAGATCATCGATTTCGTCCTTTGATTTTGGTTTTAAAACATCATCTATTAAAGCCATAACGTATTATTTATTTTATTTATTCAAGCACAAATTCCATGCTCTGCCCGGGTCATTTCATCTTCAATCCATTTACGTCTTTCTTCCATTATTTTTACAATTTCAAATAAGTTTAATGGACGATGAACACCACCAGTAAAAGTTAATAATTCTGGATTGTCAATTCCTACATCAAAAGAAAGACCATCATTTCTGAATCTTCCATGAACATGACCATATAAGTTCCATGGCAGTCCATGAACATGCCAAGAACCATGCGGTTTACGATTCCAAGAAACAAATGGATAGTGACATAAAACTATATGAATGTTTAATCCATCTCTTGAGAATGTAAAGTCTTTTATCTGAGTTATTTGAGAAAACCTTGTAGAGCTATGAAGTATATTCCTATCATGGTTTCCTTCGATTAAAAATTTATTTCCATTTAAACGATCGACAAATTTTTCGGCTTCATCTCTTTTGGCCATTGATAAATCACCAATAAAGAAAATAGTATCTCTCTTTTTAACCCATTTATTGATAACTTCTTTTATTAACCATTCATTATGGGCTTTATCTAAAAGTTCTTTGTAAATCTTGTTCTTAAGATTTCTATCTTCGGCAGAAAATGCGGCTAATACCTTTTCATCCAAAAACACAGGACGATTACATATATCTATGATCTTTGGGTGGCCATGATGTATGTCTGCAGTAAACCAGATTGATTCCATTTCTGCTTGAATCTCTGGAGTTATTTTCTGCAGTATATCTTTTGATTGATCTTTTCCTTCTAAGTTACTCATTTTTTAAAATTTGTGATGCTTCTCTTTCTATACTTGCTATTTTTTTACCTATCATTTGAAATTCTTGCGGAGAACCTATAGGTGTGTGAGCCCATATGTTCATTTCTTGCTTCAATTCCCATTCAAAAATTGTATGACTCTTTAAGTCAAAATAATTAAATGTCATCTTTGTCAAAATAATTTAGACAAATATAATACTTATTTAAATCACCTATATCAGCTATGTTATAAAATCTTTTATTTTTTACCAAATGAACCCCTCTATCCATCATTTGTGTTTTTCTGCCAACTAATATAACCTTATCCGAAAACATATTATCTTCAACAATATTAATATGATTCAAATATTTGGAAATTCGTTTTAATGTTTTTTTGTTTGCTATTATAAAATCCCCGGGCCCTCTTCTAGTATTTACTGCTATAGAATTAGTTGCTGCCATTATTCTAAAAGCTAATTCCTTGTCACTATTTACGTTTACACTCTGAACCTCAGCACCTAAAACTATTAGCTCAATAATATTTTTGTAGATTTCTTCCCAATTGAATATAGGATGCAGTAAATAAATTTTGTGATTACATAACACTGATTTTATTTCTCTAACACTTTCTATCTCAAAATTGTATTCTCCTCCATCAATCTCAAATCTATGGTGTGCTTGTATTTGAACATCCTCTGGTGTATTATTAACTTCTTGAAAAGTAAGACTCACATATATTACATGATCATCATCTTTGGCGTCGGTATGAATAACATCTATTATTTTTAATAGATTCATTACCTTTTTTATTTCCTTTCTAGAAGAAATCTCAATATCATATTCTTCACAAACAGAATCTTCGATTTGTCTTTTTGTTTTGGGCTTTAATATGTTACTTATGCTTTTAGACATATGCTGGATTCCAAGGTTTTGTTCTTAATCTTTCACCAACTAATTCGTTTTCATAATATTTTAGTTTTGTGTCCTCTTCTTCTATTGAAATTGGAGAATGGGGATATGAGGCTTCAAAATTACACCACAGAAGTAACATTGATTCTCTCACCAATGCTAACTCATGTTTGGTTTCCCACATTCTCTATACTATATCAAAAGAGGCTCTTGGCATATATTAAGTTTCCAGGTATTGGATTAAATCCTAATGGTTCGATAAATCTATTAAATGGCTCTACTATAATCTTTTCAAACTGTTTATCATAATCAATTGAAGGCGCAAATTCATATGGATAATCTCCTGGTAAAAATCCAAAAATATCATGTTCTCCTTTTGAGTAGTAAAATTTTATTTTATCACCAGTTTTGATCAAATTATATTTACCTTTCCATTTGGTATTAAACAATATGTGATTATATAGTGCAGCTGCTCTAACATTTATCGGACATTTGTCTCCAATCTTTAATTCCTTTCGATCTTCTAAAACATACTTCTCATAATCGCCAATTGACATTGTTTTAGAAATATCATCTGGGTCTTGTAAGACAAATTGTTCTTTATATGATTTTAGTTTCTTAACAACTTCGCCATATTCCAATGTTTTACCCTTCTCAAATAAAACATTGAGCATCTCTTTTAGAACCTTTCTTGCAAATTTTGGAGTAGAACCTTGAACAATCTCAACACCTGTAGGTGTAACCTTCTTTTGGGGATCATAGCGTACTCCTGGGTCCTTCCAAGCTATGTCAAGAATATACTTCTTTTTGGCCAACATTAAGGCGCTATACGAGATTTTCTCTAACTCTAGATTTTGAAGGTCTTTTGTATTTCGTTCTTTTGCATACTCGTCAAACTTGACTGAAAGATACTCATTTAATCTTAATTCTTTTATTTTAAGAATGAAATCAATGATACCATCTCTTTCAGTTGGAGCATCACAAGATTTTAATAATGGATCGAATGTAATGTATGTTGAGTCAGTATCATTATAAACAACAACTGTTCTTTCTTGAATTGGATTGGCATAAGTTAAACCTAATTTCTGATGGAGTTCAGTATCTTTATGCCACATGTGAATAAAATATTCGTCCAATACTTTATTGGCGTATTTAATGAGGTCTTGACCTTGAAGAGTTACTGCTTCGGCAACGTGTATGTTATATCCAACAAAGAATGGAGACGCGCATGCTCCGTAAACCGAGTTAATAAAGATTTTGATTGACTGTTCGAGATTGAAGTATTCCTCTTTTAAAGCTTTTAATCTTGCGATTTCTTTTTCAAGTTCCTCAATCGAACATTCGTATGGATTTATCTTGGCCAGTTCAAATTTAAATGGCGACATAATTTTTAATATATTTTATATGAACCAAGATATAAAGTTTTTATAGATTTCTTAAATTTCCTCTTAATATATCTAATTCTTGTTGCCGTTGACGTAATTGTCTTTCATGTTCTTCAAACTGTCTACGCATTTCATGAGCCTCTCGAAGTATTTCATTGGCTTCTTCTTGAACTCTTCGTCTTTGTTCTTCAACTATTAAACGTTGTTGTATTTGATTTTGAATATTATTTACTATGTCATTAATTTGGCCATGTTGAAGTTGTCTTTGATGTTTTTCAACCCAACGTGCTATATAAAGATTTAAAGAAGCCGAGATCATAGTGGGAAGTAATGAACCAATTATAATCCAATTAAAAATATCTTCAATAATATTTAATGGCTGAGCTTCTTTCCAAATCCAAGTGCAAACCATCAAAACAATCCAAATACCCCATATAGGCCAGTAAATTTTTGAAAAATACTTGATGTAGGTAACAGCTAAGAAATAAGTGACCTGTTTCTTAAATCCAATATTCATTCCTTTGATACTGCGACGACGAAATTTGTCCACAAAATCAAATGGATGCATTTTTTTAACTGCTTCAGCTAATTCATCCAAAGATTTTGGTTTTAATATGTCGGAAATTGAGGTCAATTTTTACAAACTAAAAATTCTTGATCGTCAAATTTGAATTTTTTAAACAGCTTATGGCCGTTATCGAGAGTTCGTATCAGGAGTAATTTTTCCAATACAATCATATCGTCCTTTAGCTTTTGCTTTTCTTTTTTACTCATGACTTGGCGTTTGGTTTTCATTGTGATGATTTTGTCCTATTTGATTCTGTGGTAGGGCAAGGGGAATTATTTTCAAATTATAAGCTTTTAGTTGTAACTTGAAATTTTCCCAATTGTTTCTCCATGTGTAGAAATTGTTTTTATTTTTTATGAATTCTTCACATGTAGTTTCTTTGAATGTACCGATGAAGCGGCCTTCGTCATGATAAGCTGTCATTATCATTTCTGTCAAATACATTCCCCTTGAACCTTCTTCAACTTTAAAGCTTATCAATTTGAAGATTCTATCTCCATGCAGAAGCAACTTACCCTGAACTTGGGTGAGCATTGTTATCTGATAATCTTCTATTGGTACTTTCATGACTTTTACTTTAATTGTTTTCCCTGGCCATTGTAGATTTCATCTTCCCAGTAAAGTCTGAGGCGAACATTTTTGGCCCCCCATTTCCTGGAATAATGATCTTGAGTTTGACGAAAAAATTCATCCGGATCATTGTTCATTCGGTCAATCATTGGAAATTCCACCCACAATCCCATTACTTTTCTTGCAATGAGAATGCGTTTGTAAGGACGAATTCCAAATATTGATTTATCCTTTTTCTCGTTTTTATCTTTCTTACTCATATCAAAAGAATTTTGGTTTAAGAACTTTATGTGTTTTTGGAATAACTTGTTCAATTTTATACTGATCTTTTGGTCTTAATGGAAAATATCCACCTATATAATTCAAGACTAGAATATTTCCATCTAATATATTTCTCATTTGATCTTGATAAACATTTCCAAGAAGACGAATGAAATTACCGACAGCCATTGCTTCAGTTCCATATTTTACTAAAGCATCATGTTTCATAAAATTAGATAATCTAGTTTCTGGTTTGTCTCTTGTTCCATCAAAAGCACGATAAACCTGAGGCTTACGAAAATTCTCGTAATATTCATTCAAGTCTGGAAGAGTCTTGTACACGATCTTCAACTTTTTCAGTAATTGTACACCATTCAGCAACCCAGTCAGTTTCAGAACCATCTTCAAGTCTTAATATAACTCGATTGTTGTCCATAAAACCATAATCGATAACTTCAGCTTTCATTGGTTTTGAAAAAACACCAGCTTTAATCTGAACTAAATCTCCAATTCGGAGACCATAATATCTATGCCTATCAGCATTTGTGAATTTAGTTGTTGTCATATGTGTGTTATTAGAATGCATAATTTTTAGTTGCTTTGCGACACTTTATTTGTGTCTTAACATTATTCTTTTCTGTAGTTCCGTTTTCCAGTTTGCCACTACCAAGTTTCAAAACAAATCCTTCATACATCTGATAGCGTGTAATGTCATGAAAGATATTTGTAAAACCATACCTAACTGAGTTTACACGAAAACAATTTTCAGATATTTGGTGAAGGTGTTTTTTAACGGGATTGTCAGGGTATAATTTACGAAGAAGTTCATATCTTTCTTCAAAGGTTGTTTTGAGAAGATGTTCCCCTTCATAAACTAAGATGTCAAAAATAACGAATTTATGATTCCATGTTTCGTTGTTTTCGTCGGCTTGGCTCTTATTCATATATTCCCCGCAAAGAACTATCCAGCCTTTTCCACGATGAAGGGCTTTAAGTTCATTCAAATCCATTTTGTGTGCAAGTGTTTTTTTATGACGATTCATAATCACCACTTGTTTGCCGTCAGTATAAACCTGCATAGAGCTACCATTGAGTTTTGGTTGGCCCAAAAATGTACCATCTTCAAACTTTGTCAAACCTGAAGGATGTATCATGTTTTCAGGTCTGGGCGGGTAAATGTATTTATAAGATGTATAACTCATTTCTTAATTTTTGAATTTCAGCTTCCAACTGAGCAATACGTTTCTGGATTTCCGCATCACGCTTATTTTTAGAGGCTTCTTCATGTTTAGCTATTTCTTTTTCAGAAGCTACATGAACATCTAAACCCGTAAAAACATAACCTATGTGGTCAGTATGATACATGATTTCGACATAATTGCATCCTTTTTCCTTCAGTCCATTAAGAACTTTAATGACATCTTCAATGTGCATTGGATAAGATTCGCCAGCCCAATACATTTCATTCTTAGGAAAATCTGTAATTTGTTCTGGATGCTCTTCATCATTTTCACTCCATCTCGGAAATAATGAATCATAAAGATCGAAATCTATCTCGCTTAACTCTTCTTGAACCTTATACCTGCAAATATATAAATTCCTTTTCATAGCCTTGGGTGCATAAATGAGGGGAGTTCACTTTCTTCAATATCGCGCCGAATATCGCTATATTCACGATCAATCTGTTCGCAAGCTTCGTTAAGTTCCTGCATGAATTCTTGACCATTTTCCCATTCTTCCTGAAGACGCGCTGCAGTCATTTTAGCCTGCTGTTCGTTCCATCTTTCAAAGAAGTATGAGTCATCAACTAAGTCTTCCGTTTGTGGAGCGTTGATTGTGTCGTGGTAAAATTCTTTTATTCTGCTCATTGGTGTGTGTTTTAATTATAGTGCTAATATAATAAAAATATTTGAATTGGGAAAATTTTTGTATGAAATATATAAAAAAATATCATAATAATAATGGCTATTTTAAAATATGGGAACAAATTTGTGTCATCCGGTGGAAAATTAGTTAATAAAGTTCTTCCATCAGAATCCCCTGTAATATCAACCCTGCATAATTTCTTAACTGGGATAAATGCATTCATGGTTGATTATGATAGACTACCAACCTCACAACTTGAATTGGACCCCTATGTCTCCCTGACACCTTCAGGAGTGTATTCTTTTGCTTACTTTAATGTCGATACATCATTAGGATATTGTAATGCTACATCATCAAATGGGTTTGTTCATAGTTATACTATGACGGTATCTTGGAATATTGGAACATTAAATGATATTACTTGTAAGAAGTTAGGAACACAAGCTCCTGGATGTGCAGATTATATTGATGGAGTTTTATCTTGTCAAGTAGGAACCCAAGAAGCATAAAAAAGGGTTCCATTTCTGGAACCCTAACCAATTAATCATATGAAAAACAATTACGATTCTTTCTGTACTGATTTGATTGAGAATACAGGCTGGATGTCTTCAACGATTGTATCAACTTTCTTTACACCTTTGAAAGAGAAGAGTGATTTGATAACACCTTTCTTCACAGTATAAGAAGTTTCGCTGGTAAGAAGGGCAGCTTTTTCATCATCAGAGAGTTTCTTGCTTCCCATAAGCAGGTCGGAAATATGTTCCATGTGCTTCATAAGGATGGCGGTGTTGAAAGAGAAAACTGTTGATTCTTCAACCAGGTCCTTTCCATAAGTCTTGGCAAGCTCGTTGAACTGTTCCTCATCAATTTTCTTATACCTGTCTGAGGTGATGAACATGAATGTTCCGTTTCCGGCAACAATCTTGAGGGTACCCGGGAAACTTTTCTTTGAATTATAAAGATCGATCATAGCTTCCTTTCCAGCTTCACGAAGCTGTGAATCTATAATTTCTCTTTCTGCTTCAAGGGCAGCGATCTTCTCGTTCAGTTCGGTCATTTTGCTTACAGATTCAGCAAGGTCCGGACGATTTACGATTTCGTGTTTTTCAACTGCTTTTTTCGTGCTGTTTGCTTTTGCTGCTTCGAATAAATTTGTCTTGGCCATGGTATGTGTGTGTTAAGTTATTAATTGAATTACTCAGTAAATATAACACATTTCTGCGACAGTAAAAAATATTTCTGCAGTTTTTTTCAAAAAAAGTTAAATTTTAACAATTTTTAACACTTTTCCAGTATAAAAGTGTGACTTAAGAACTTTCTTTTAGCCTTATAATCCAAAGGTAACAGCTTCTTTATATAGTATTTATAGATACGAAATCTCCTGCGATCCTTTCTAAAATTCTCTACTGGACTAATATAAATCTTTAATGGATTTTTTTCTGCCATAAATTCTTTTAGAATCGTTATGACAGTAGATATTACTCTATAAAACAAACCTTTATTAATAACTATTGTATCGCCATTTGGACGGCTAAGCATAAAGGCAATTGAGTAACAATTCATTAACTTTTTTTTACTTTGAATTTCCCCTAAATGATAAAACCTCACTGAGTATTGTTCATTATCTGTATTGAAATAATAAAATGTTGCTAATTTATTGTCGGCCCCCTTTCTATATAAATATGGAATAAGCATAGGAAGATTTTTTATATTTATCTCCCGAGAAGTTTTATACTAATATTTTAACTGGAATTTTTGACATCAAATCACAAACTATATTGTAATAATTGGAATTATATTCTTTCCAAATAAAGAAAGCTTGTTTAGGATAATCCTCTCGGTTACGAAGATTTTTCTCTATAACTTTAATTCCGTTTTGAGAAACACTATCAATCATTAAGTCATCTGCTGATTCACATATGATTATTTGATTTTCCTTTTCTCTAAAGATGATGATGTAATCAAGGCCTTTAAAACATTCATGTATTTCTTTATCAATATCTTCTGAAAATTTTAAGGGGTCTTTAACATAATCTAAAGATCGAAGTGCATTTATCAGTTTCTTTGGGTCTTCGTTTCCATTCACATCATATTTTTTGTTAAAAATATTTTGAGTTATTGGATAATTATTATAGCTCATTGTTTCAATATGAGCCATAAAAAACCATAAATTTATTACTGTTAATCTTTCTTGATTTAATTCAGCGCTGTCTAATGCTGTAGAAATGGCCCTTCGTTCATGCCGATAATCCCCTTCTCGAAGAAATTGCATTGATAAGGAATAAAATTCAGGGCTTACATTTTTCTGGAATTCAGATCCAAGTTGATTTATTAAATGTTTTAGAACACTTCTTGCTCTAAGAATATTGACATAAAATCTATAATTTCCAATAGATGCTTTCGTCCCAAACCTGCATGAAGCCCCCTTACCAGGTGCTTTTATTTCTACTCGATGCCCACTCTCAGTTAAATTATCAAACTTCTGGGATGTACCCATTGTTCGGCTTTTAACTAAAAATGGAACTAATGCCTCTCCCTTTCCAATACCTCCACCATCATCTTTTACATTGAATAATTTGTTTAATGTAGTATCAGTAGTGAATATTTGATCTTTATATTCAATAATATCATGAACACTTTCAGCGGAATAAATTAAACTATAAATTTCATGAAAGTCTGCTTCTTTTAAAATGTTATATGCTTTATTCGCGATTTTTTCAGGTAAACTGTTTAAATAGTCATTTATAGGTTCATACGAAAAACCCCAATTTGTAGGGGTTTTTCGTTTCTTGGGTGGTTTGGGTTTTACATCAACCCATCCATCCTCATATAGTTGTATTCGATACAACCAGAAATCTTTGTGAGTAGGAAATTCGTCGGTAAGAGTATTCAGATATGATTGTAGAAATCTATCATATCTTTTACGTTTATTTATAGAACCATCTAATATAAATTCATCATATCTATGTCCGTTGACACAGTATAAATGGTTGTCTATAAATTCACGTTTTATATCACTTGAACCCAATATTTGGGCCATTATGTGATTGTCAATACTTGAGTCTCTCATTTATTAAAAGTCTTCAACAGTTTCTTCGAATTTGTCGTTACCTTCAACCTTAGAAATAATTGTCTCAGTTATTGAATCGGCAGATGTAAATAGCATTCGGTCGGCCCCCATAATAACTTTACAATTTTCTACATCGACTTTATCAAATTGTTCTTTGTAGAAATCAAGGCTTGAGTCTGGACTTGATGTTGGAGATATTAAGAATTTAAAGGATTTTCCTTTAGCATATAAGTTTCCGCTCTGGTTTTTGAACTCAACGAGTTTGTGATCTTTATCAAGTTCTGAAAGCGCGCGTATTTTTTCAATGGTTTCCTTAGAAAGCTCAAAAGACGTAACTTCATTTATCTTTCGAATAGTGTTCTCATAAAGATTATCTGAAATGTATTTAAAGATATTTAGTGAAGTACATTCTGTATTGAATTTCAATTCGTCATCTTTTAATAAAATTGATAGAGCTGCAAAATCTTTTTGATTATTAGCTCCAATTACTTCATCATACTTTATAACAAAATCAAAATTTTCTCCAAATTGATCAATAATCTTTATAAGTCTGGAAATGTTATAAACACCGATTTTAATACGAATAGCAGATTTTTCTTTGGTCTCAAATCCTGCATCATAAAATGGAAGAACTGCATACTTTACTATTGAACGTTCTTCATTTGGGGATTTAGCTACGAATCTTGAATTAGCCAAATCAGCTTCAAATAGAACAGTATTGTCTATTGCAGCAAATTTTCTTAAATATGAGGTAAATGATTTGGGACTTTTAACATTAAATTCAACTGTCTTTGCCATAATAATTTTTGTTTATTGTTATTATGTACAAAGAGTTAAAAAGTTTTAAGATATTATAGGGAAATTAGCGTCGGGATGTCCCATATCAAAGGATCGCTTTGCCTTTTAACTCTGCCATATTGTTTTATAACACTAGTATATCCTATTTCATCACTATCATTAAAGAAAATAATTCTTACTTTTCTAGCTAGACCTCTATAATGTGATTTTATTTCTGATTCTGGTTCATAATAATATCCATAAACTTCTATAGCATCAGCCGTTTTTTCATCATATAATTGTTTAACGGATAAATTTTGCATATATCCCTCTTTAACAATAATATCTAATGCTTTTTTTATTTCGGCAAGAGGAACATAACAAGTCATATCTCTTACTCTAAATCCGTCACGATATTTATAAACTTCCCAAAAAGAAACTTTTTTATGATATTCGCCTAATGTTTCTTTTCCTTTTTGTTCTTTTCTTAAGTCAGCATTATATTTTACAGAAATCATTTCAGCTAAATCCATATATTGATCATCATCCATTTGGCTTGCACCTGCGCCTGATAATCTAAAAACAACTCCCCATCTATCTGCCTTAGGGGTTTGTTTACGAATATATCCACCATTTTTAAAAATACCCCATTTATTTCCTAATGGATCATCAAACACCAAGTTTCCCCTTTTTAATTGGATAGGGGAACTTATAAGCTTAAATCCTTTGGACGTTAAAAATTTAACGGCATAGTCTTGGCCAGGAGTTAAATCATTTGACATATTTGTCATATAATTTTTTTACTGCTTCTTTAACTTCCTCTTTGGTTACTTCCCATTCCCATTCATTATATCTGCCACGAGTATGAAGTGGAATAAGTTTCTCTTTAATTTGATCATTTAAAAGTCTATAAAGACGATCGACATAAGATTTTCTGAATGTAACTTCTTTTCGTGCTCTTGCCCCTCTAATTTTCTCAGATAATTTTTCCGCCATATCCATATACTCGTCATCTTGTAAAAATTTTTTACCTCCTTGTTGGTATTGAGGTGGGAAATGAGAGTATATCATTTGCCATTCTGGTCCTAAATATGCTCCCTTTCTATTTAAGTCTCGCTTTCTCAAATATCCTGTTCCGGAAATTTGCCATTCTACATTGTTTTTGGAATCTAAAAATATAAGAGTTCCTCTTTTTAATTGAAGGGGTGTGCTTATATGTAATAAGCCAATAGATTTTAAGAAGTCTACAGCATATTTTTTGCCCTTTGATAACGGAATATCTTTAATTAAATCAGCTTGTTGTTGTGGAGATAAAATTTTTCTTCCTTTTACTGCTTCAGTTACTTCAGACGATGCATACATTACCCTAACAGGTTCTCTATCTAGTTGTTTTAAAACTACACCTGGGTGAATTCGTTTTTCGAAAGAATTAGATATTAACTCTATATTATTTGGGTCATTAAAGACAGCGTCTCTTTCATTAGAGGAAAGACCTTCACGTTCAAGTAATCTGTCTAATAATAGAATATATCCTTCAAAATCAAGTTTCATAGAATAAACTTATTTTTATATTTATTCTATTTCTTCCTGCTCTTCCTCACTTTCTTCTTCTTTTTCAGTCTCAACATAAATATCTTCACCATCCCATATATAAATTCCATCTACCTCTTTTATGTCTTCAATATCAAATAAATCAATATCAACTTTTTTAGATGAAATCCCTCTCTTTATGGTTGGATCTTCTATCTTTTCAAAATCAGCCTTTGATTCTTTTAAATCTTTTTCTTTTTGTTTTAATTCTTTTGTTAATTCTTCTATTAACTTCGTAGTATTATCTAATTCTGTTTTGGTAAATTTTTTCGATGTTAGACTTTCTAATCTCAGAGTTAATGAAAGATTTTTATATGGAGTTAAAAACTCATCTAATTCTTGAACTGTTCTCTTTTTTGCTAAAACAAATTCAATGAACTTCTTTTTTGCAATATTAAATTCAAGTTCTTTAGATGTATAATCTCTTTGGTATAAAGTGTGATGATAAAGTAAACGTTTTAGTTGCCATTGGTAATCATCAAGATATTGTTCTATTGAATCATAAACTAATACCTGTCCATCTTTAACAAAAACAGGAATCTCTTTGACAATTATTGAGAAAACTTTCTTTGCAAAATCAGTGATCTCTTTCCATTCATCTTGCTTCTTTCCAACGTAAACAATGTCGATGTTGACTTTCGTATTAGAATTATTTAATATTCTAACACTACCTTCAAATTTATTAAATAGGAAATCAAGTCGTTTAAGAGCAGAAGTATATTTTAAAATCGGCGGGATTCCGCGAATTTCTATTCGGTTTCCTACAACATTGATTTTTGAAGAAATAATCCATGAGTTATCTACACCATGGTACTTAGAAATTTCACCATCAAAATCTATAAAGTATGGCTTTAAGTGTTTTATTTTTCCTTCTAAATATTTTTGAATATCTTCTAACTTTCGCGGAAGTATCGTGGTTTTATAACCAACAGCAAGACCTACAATTGGGGTAGTTAATCCGATAGGAATATCCATCCAAAATGGATGATAAGGTCCTTCAGGTTCTTTTGTTGTAAGAACTTTATATTTCTTTAAAATGTCATTTGCTTTATTGGATATTTTAACTGATGTATATCTTGCTGCAGCAGGTTCTGGACAAACTTCAGATCCAAAGAAGCCATATCCTTCAAGTACTTGTAGTCCAGCTCCAAACGGTCTTGCTAATTTTGAGATAGCTCCTTGCAAAGAACGATCTCCATGGTGATAACCATCTTGAATTGCTTTTCCAACAAGTGTTAAGGTTTTTTGAAATGATGTCGGAGCATTCATTAAAATATAGCGTTGAACAGGCGTCAAGGCATCGTAAAAATTTGGGATTCCTCTAGATTCAAGTATATATACTGCATACTCCCTATATTTCGTATCAATAAGTTTAGAAATTGGCAACGATATGATCTTATCTTTTTTATTTTTTGTAATCATTTAGTATTAATAAATTTAGATATATATTATAAAAAATATTATGAAAAAGTTTTATTATGTGTATATTATAACAGATAAAATTAATCAAAAACAATATATAGGGGATCATTCTACAAACAATTTAAACGATAATTATTTTGGCAGCGGATTATTAATAAAAAAATCTATAAAAAAATACGGAAAACAAAATTTCGAAATTAAAATTTTAGAATATTTTAAAACCAAACAAGATGCATTTAATGCTCAAGAAAAGTGGATATTAAAATATAATACATTGTTGCCTAATGGTTATAATATAAGTCCTAAAGGCGGGTTGGGTGTAGTAGAATGTCATTCTGAAGAAACTATAAAAAAATTAAAAAAACCAAAATCCAAAGAAACTAAAGAAAGAATAAGCAAATCTCTTAATGGCAAATCATCAAAAAGAAAAGGAAAAAAACATTCACAAGAATCAAAAAACAAAATGAGTATTTCTCATAAAGGCTTACAGGCAAACGAAAAACATCCTATGTATGGAAAACATCATACTGAAGAAACAAAAGAAAAAATTAGAAATCGAAAAATTGGCAAAAAACTTTCAGAAACACATAAAATACATTTAAGTGAATCTCATAAGGGATTAGCTTCCCCAAATAAAAATAAAAAATTAACAAAAGAGTGGAAAGAAAAAATAGGAAAATCATTGTTAGGTAAAAAAAGAGGAACTTATAAAAAAATAAAAGATTATGATAAGGTTTTGAAAAATATATAAATAAAATGCCTTCGATGCTTGTTTCCGAATCCCTACATCATTTTATTAATGAAGAATTTATAGCATATCAAATTCTTAATGAAAGATTTGATATTAATAGCATTCGGAATTATGCTAAAAAGGCACTTGTATTAGCTACTCTATTTATTTTATCAACAGGCAACCCAAAAATTACAAAGGAACAATTATCTAAATCTCCAATAATACAACAATTAGCTAATAAGCCTTACATATCCCAACGTGAGATACTTTTAGGTTTTTCTCAATTAGCAGTCAATTTCATGAATACATCTATATTAAAAGATTATAATCAGTTATCTATTAGTAAATCGGGTTTAGAGTTTATTAAGGATCATGAAAAATTTGCTTCAGTTGCCTACGCTTTAGGTGATGGAAAAATAACCATCGGATATGGGCACGCGGAACCTGAAAGAACTGCTAATTTTAAAGTGGGGGATGAAATTTCAGAGAACGACGCAATTAAACTTTTTTATTTAGATGTAAAAGAGGCTGAAGATGGTGTTAGAAGATTATTTAAAATGTGGGAAGAACAAGGTTTAGATGTTAAAGTTTCTCAACATATGTGGGATTCTATGGTTTCTATGGCATTTAATATGGGTGTTAATGGATTTAGAGGTTCTGAAATCGTTAAATATTTGAAACAAGAAAATTATTTTCAAGCTGCTAATAAAATTCCTAATACTAAAATCGAAAATGCGGATCAATTTCCGGGTTTAATTCAAAGGCGTGAATTAGAAAAAGATTTATTTTTAAAAGATCTTTTTATTATTTAATGGATTCAACGTTCCAAAATCCCTTAGTTTTGCCGGATAGGCATTTCCTGAACCTATGTCCATATATTCATTGCGTCCTTGTTCTGCCAGTAACATCAGTCTTAAAAATCGTACTTTGTGATCATAGATATAATGCTTTTCATTCTCAGAATTTCTTTTTTCTATTTCTTTTAAAATAGATTGGTTTATTCCTTTATCATTTGTTGATTTAAATAATGATGTCATCTCTGACGTTTGGGCGTTTTTTAAACTTTCCTCTATTTCATCCAAAGACTTTGGTTTTAAAATGTCATTTGTTTTCATTTTATATTCATTTAAATATAATCCTTCATGTTTTTGAATTTCTATATTCATTTAAATATACTCTTTCATTTTTTGGAATTATGTATTCATCCAAATCAATTTCGATCCAATTAGATCGATCTTCGTCAAATAAGGCCCAACATTTTTCACCATCAGTTTTTCCAATAGCAATCATCCCGCATCCTTCACATATGAAAGTTTCATAAGTGTTTGGTTCCAACATTTTGAAAATTTTTGGAACATTAATATCTGCAGGGATTTGAGTTCCCCACATATCCATTGCACATTTATTACAAAAGTCGGCCATTATATTTAACGAGTGCAAGCTTCATCACGTCCTGATTGATTCATTCTTAATTCCTTTCCCTTTTCTTCAATAGTTACAAACGTACCATCAGAATTTATATCTTCTTTGCGAATATAATTATTTTTTACATAATCAATAAAGCTATTAAATTTCGAATGAATGTGATAATCATGGTTGATTTTTATATCATCAGGAATAAGCAACTCGTTTTTCATTCGGCGGAAAACTTCTTCAAGTTCGTGTGCTAAATACTGTTGAAGCATCCCAGGATTAAGTTCATCGCGATTATTTAGTTCATTTTTTAATGTTTGAACTAATTTCATTTTGTTAAGAATTTAACGATATTTCTAAAAATGGCTTTTGTATACATAGTCATATCGGAATAATTGATTATCCAATCATAATATCCTGGATCAATTTGATACACTTCTTGAATTGTTTTTTCCTTATATTTTCCAAAGTTAAAGTATATTTTGTCGTCCTTTTTCTTTAGTTTATTTTCAAGATCAACATTTCCATCGTCATCAAATGCAAATTTATCTAATTCTTCGACATTATCAGGTATTTCGAATTGTTTTTTTAACGCGTCAAGAATTTCAATAGTTGCTTTTATATCTGATTCAGCACTATGTGCTTGTTCTAATTCTTTTCCAAAGAATCTCTTGTATGTTGCACTAAGAGTTCTTGGTTCTGCTTTCATAAGAATTTTATAAACATCAACAACCTTAAATTCTTTAACACTGATTGCAACACCAGCTCTAAGGAATTCCTCAATAAGCATAGGAATGTCAAATCGTTTACAATTATACCCACCTAAATCACAATCTTTGATGAAATTATAAATTGTTTGAGAAACTTGTTTAAAAGTAGGGCAATCGATCAAATCCTCTGCCTTAATTTTATGTTTCTCATAAGCACCTGGTGCTATTTCTCTTCCTTCAGGATTTAATCGAGTATAATATCCTATTTGTTCCCCATTTGGGTACATTTTAATCATTTGAATTTCGATGATACGATCATGGGCTAGTTCTAACCCAGTAGTTTCAACATCGAAAAATACAATTGGTCTTTCTAGTTGCATGGTTTTCCAATTTTATTAAAAAGATAACCTATAAAATCTCCTTTTTTAACGCTGAGTTTTCCAGATTTTCTTTCCTCATTAGGAGAAATCAATGTTATTACTTTTTCTGTTTTATTAATTAGTAACTCTTGGTGTAATTGTCCAAGAAAGAAAATATCTAAATTAGTTTCAGCTTCAAAACTAATGTGTACTGAATCGGTTTCTATTTTCATTAGAATAGAGTTTTTTGTTTCTGTTTTTCAATTAATTCCACTAATACATCTCCATGACATGCCTTTGGTTTGCACCAACATCCAAGGATTTTTCCGTCTAATTCATGTAAATCATCAAGTAAATGTTTTCCATCTCCTTCAGTAATCCATTTTCTGTAGGCCTCCACTGCTTCATCACGAGAATTTACTTTAAATTTAGCAAGAGTTTCTTCTTTATGAGAAAATGGATTTCCCCATTTAGACGGTCTGCCAATGTAAACATCATACTTTTCTTTTTTACAATGAACAACTTTCATTTTTCAAATTGTACAAATTTGTATGAATATTGATTCTCATCTTTATTAAATACCTTAGCCCATGTTTTGAACCAGCCATTTTTGATACAAATGACTTGCCACTTTTCATGTAGTTCTTTATATTGAGCTTCATTTATCAAATGTTGCTCATACATTTCGGCGAGAACTAAATTTTTAACTACGTTTGCATTCTGTGTTAGTGTATCGAATTCTAAAAGTGTTCCATCTATTGTTGCCATAGTGTTTATATTAATGAAATCCTACTTTGTTTTGTTTAAATAAATTTCCTTTGTTATCTTCACCATAAAAATAAATTTCTGAAAGAGTCATGGGTTTAGTTGCTTCAGCCTCATGACCAATTTTTTTAAGAAGCTTAGTAGCCTTTTCAGGATTTAATTTTTCGAATGCATAACTTTTAACTAAGCGTCCATCACGAAGTAATGCTTCATCAATAGTTTTTGTGTTTGTATTAAAAGTTGCTACAATTGAGATATTTAAACAGTCTGAAAGAAGACCATCGGTAAGGTTCAAAATATTGGAAATAGCTCCAGTTCTTCCAGTTCCATCGCGTTTCTGTAATGCTGGTTCAGCATCTTCAATGATAAGAACTGAATCACTGTTGTTCATTAAGAAAGGAATAAATGATGGGTCAGTTATATGATCGACCATATCTGGAGATACAAATATAATATTGCGACGAATCTTTCCTGCTAAATATCTTATCCATGTGGTTTTGCCAGTACCCGGGTCGCCACTTAAGATATAAAGTCCTGTTTTCTTTTTGTCATTTAGATGGTTAATGATATAATCAGAAACATCTTTAAAATCATCGTTATAATTCATTTCAATATCGATGTCTATTTTCTTGACATCAAAAGCCATCTTATCAAATCCATAATCACCACGATAAACTACATGGATCTGATTTTTCTCTGCACTCTTTTTCTTATAATTACTTAACAAGCGTAAAATAATATAGAATGGATTATCATCAGATCGTTCTAGATGTTTTGATGGGTTAATAAAGAATGACAAATCCTGAGTATCAAATTGCATTATGAGATCATCTTCCACCATCATTGTGTAATCATTTAATTGTAAATCTTGATCTCCAAAAACTTCAATAATTCTTTGACAGTATAATGGGGGGTTTAAATATGTGAAAAAATCGGTTAAAAAGGCTTTATCATATCGACTAGCAGATATTCTGTATACAAGGGGAAGAAAACCATTACTCTTATTATAAAAATATTCTACCGAATCCCATTCATATGCTGATCTATAGGATGTTTCCTCTATAGTAATTCCTTTAAAAAAATCTGCAGTCTTTCCCCACTGAAATTTATAAGTATTTTCATGTGCGAATTTTTCAAAAGAAAGCTTTTTTACTTTTTTAAAATTTAGTATATCATGTGATTTAAGAACAGGAAGTTGTTTTCCTCTTTTAGCATATTTTCTACGAGAATGAGCCCTTTCTCTCCGCATATTAGTCGTTATTTGATTTACTAAAATTTTACCTTGGCTGTCGTCAATATAAAAATTATCACTCATTTATCTTCAACTCCTTCGAGCCATTTTTTTCTTTTACTTGCAGAATCTCCAAAAGCAATATCTAAAAATCTCTTAGAACTTCTATCGTTTAATATTTGGAACATTGTTTTATTATTCATTACATATTCCCAATCATCAATAGACAATGAACCCAATCCTTTTAGATAATTAACATTAGTTATTTTCTCTGTAAAATTACTAAATTCTTCTAATGAATAAAAATATTTTCGACTATTCTTATGATCACATGCTACAAGAGGTGTTACTAATTTAAATAATCTTCCTTCTTCAATAACATGTGGAAACCATTTATGAAAGAAATTTATTATTAGAGATGCTATGTGTTGACCATCCGGGTCTTCATCTGTTGCAATGATAATATTCTTATAAAGTGGAGCTTTCTTCTCTGACGGATCTAATCCAAGAATACTCATGATTTCAAGAATCTCTTTATTAACGGTCAGATCTGAAAGTCTTTTAGTATTTTTTATCTTTCCTTTAAGTGCATAAACTCCTTCAACTTCTGAATTTCTTGCTTGACGAACTGATCCTGCTGCTGACAATCCTTCTGTGATATAAATATTTTCTTTGATTCTAGAAGCAGGCGAATACTTATCAGAAATCTTCCTCTTGGATGTGCGGGAGGCCTTCTTAATAACCTTTATATTTTCTGAATATAGTCTTTCATCGATACGCTTAGCTATCTCCTCGGCGATATCTGAGTCCTTTAGAAGTCGAAGCAATCTTCCTTTGAAAGAACTTTCCAAGAGACCCTCAATTTCAATTCTGGAAACAGCATATTTAGTTTTGTTTTGATCAGCAAATCTCATTAATGTAGATGGAACGTTTAAAGATATTAGAGTCTCATAAAAATGATGTGCTAAATTATATTCAAAGTGTTCGTTTACCCAATCCTGAACAATTTTCTGGTGAAGTCCTGTACACTGAGAACCATTAACAAATGATAATGAGCAAGAGTTTTCATATGAGGGCCAAAGTATTATTGTTCCCCATTCTTTGCTGTCAACCAAAATCGTTTCTTTTGGCAAGAAACTCATAATTGGAATAGGATATTCTTGTCCATTTTTAACAAATGATCCGGTTATTTTGAGGCTCTTTAGGGCCTTGTCTTGATTAATAAGATATTGTTTAAATGACAAATATGTTGATATTAATTCTTCATCCCATTTAAATCCTGGAAATACTTGTGGTGAAGGAACAAATGAAACCATTGTTCCTAGAACATCTCCTGCTTGTTTTCCCCTTTTTACTTCTTCGATTACTTGAAAATCTTTCCACGCATAAGAAACGTAACTTGTAGCATTTACGGTCGTTACCCAAAAAGATTCAGATAAAATATTTACTATTGAAGCACCTACACCATGAGTTCCAAGAATGTTTGTAGATGTATCAATGAAATTAGAACCTGCGTGTAATTCTTCGAATGCAGTTCTTACAACATTCTTTTTGGTCTTTTTATGTTTTGATGAGGCTTTATGGAAACCTTGTCCTTGATCAGTTATCATTACTCTATTGGTATTTAAATCTATTTTGACTTCAATACCTTTCATCTTACCTTTCATTCTCTTTGCTTCATCAATTGCATTCTCAAGAATTTCAATAATAAGATGCATAAAACCTGGAGACCATGCTTTATCAACCTGTTGCAATTTCCCATCACGAATAATAGGTAGTTTATCATCCATCATAGCAACTTGACCAAGATACATAGTAGGACGAAGCCTTACGGCTTCGAATGTATCAAGTGCTACTATTTCTTTTTGGTGGGATTGTTTTATTACGACCATAAATACTTTTTTACTATTATTTATATGACGAAAAAATAATTGGTTTTATAAAAGAAAGGGACACCGTCCCCGTGTGTCCCTTTCACCCTGTTTAACCTAAACCTATGATATGAATAAACCACAATGCTAATTTAAATTATTTTTCTTAGGTATGAAAATATTTCCTGTTAAAAATCTGTTAAAAAAATAGGGGGAAAATTTTCCCCCTATCCAATTTGGAGTTCAACTTATGAAAGTTTTTCGTTTGCAACCGCGAAGACCAGTTTTGTCTGGAGGTCTTTAACCTGTGTGCGGTTATCACCAAGGTCAGCAACGATCATCACCTGCTTCTTTTCACCTTTTGCAGTGGTGTAGGTTTTGATACCGTTATTGGCATGGGCAGCAAGTGTGCTGAATACGTCTGCTTCAAGAGGTTTGTTCAGGTACTCTTCAGCCATTATCCAGAGGGTCTTGTTCAGGGCAATCTGACGAACTGCGTTGTTGATAGCTTTCGAACGGCTCATTCTTCCTTTTTCAGATTTCTGAGCGAAACCACCTTTGATCAACCATTCGCGAACGTTCTGGAAAGTGTCCCACAGTGTTCTCGGTTTTTCACCACCACGCATCGGATCAAGAAGAACTTTCGGGTCGATTGAATCGTTCAGGTTCTTGAAGTTGATGGTACCGTCATCATTGATGTATCTGCGGGGGTCACGGTAAGCTGCACCTCTGTTTGCGAAGTCAAGCTGCTGTTCTTCTGAAAGAACGATTTCCTGCATTTCCGCAATGTAACCAGCAACAACCTTGTACTGTTCAGCCATTTTATTCATGATCTCCTTCAGTTCTTCGAAGTCAAGACCCATGTGGCGGAATTTGATGTTGGTGAAAAGGTTCGGTGAACTGATAACCATTTCCGACTGGCAAACTGCACGGAACAAACCCATATGAAGCTGAGCTGAAGAACCACCGTTGTGGCTATTATCAAGTATCAGCTGCGGGCGTACGTTGTCATTCTTAAGAGGCATGAAACCAAGTTCCGGGTTGGTAAGGCGAATTATATGCCTCGAAAACTGGCTGCGACCCTGCTGCTTGGCATAGGTAAGATTCCAACCAAGTTTTGAAAGGTTCTCAAGAATACCAGTTGTTGCAACGAAAGAATAAACCTTACTTCTGTTATGGTCACCTGAGAAAGCTGCGGGAGCTACATTTTTCAGGTCTTCAAGGTTTTCTACTTTGTAACCGTTTGTTCTTAAAATCTTTTCCATTTTCGTGTGTGTTTAATTAATATTGAATTTTAATTTCATAGTAA